CGGCAGGTAAAGAAGCAGCTAAGAAAGTAGCTCGTCTACTACGTCCGGGCAAAAGTAAAATACTTAATCTTCCTGAAGAGTTTAAAGATGCCAACGATATGCTTAGGCAGAATAGAAAGCAGGGCTATGTTACTGCATGGTGGGCAGCCAAAGTTTATACTCCATCAGGAATTATAAATGTGTCTGACATGGGGGAAAGTTATTTCAATAGAGAAAAACTAGAGTCTATCCCCTACCCTTGGGAGGGCCTCAATGATAAGCTATATGGTATGCGAAGAGGAGAGCTTGTAACTTTAACAGGTGGCACAGGTCTTGGTAAGACTTCTATTACAAGAGAAATAGAACACTTTATAATTAAGAATACTAAAGATCGTGTAGGCATACTGGCCTTGGAGGAGAATAAAAACAGGACAGTTGATGGCATTGTTTCCATCGAAGCTAATACTAAATTGTACATTAATCAGATACGTGATGAGTTTCCTGAAGAGGATTGGCGTAAGCACCATGCTGCTCTGTTTTCAGGGGAAGCTAAAGATAGACTATGGATTTACTCACACTTAGGTCAGCATGATATTGAAGAGATCTTTGCTAAGTTACGATACTTAATAATTGGTTGTGATTGTAAGTGGGTTGTAGTAGACCACCTTCACATGCTTGTATCTTCAATAGCTGATGGTGATGAGCGCAGAGCCATTGATAGTATTATGACTAGGCTTAGATCTTTAGTAGAAGAAACAGGTGTTGGTATGATTCTTGTCTCGCACTTACGCAGGGTTGAAGGTAACAAGGGGCATGAACAAGGCGTAACAGTAGGGCTTTCACACCTTAGAGGTAGTCAATCTATTGCTCAACTATCTGATTGTGTCATCGCACTAGAGCGTAACCAACAGAGTGAAGATCCTTTAGAGGCAAACACAACACACCTTAGAGTATTAAAATCTAGGTACACTGGAGATGTAGGGATGGCATCTCACTTGCTTTTTGATAATGATACTGGTAGACTATCAGAAATATCTGATGATCAATCGGATGAATTCTTAAACGAAGAGGATAACATACCATTTTAAATCTAGTATTTGACATTGAAACAGACGCTATAGATGCTACCAAAATATGGTGCATCGTTGCTTACGATGTAGACAACGATAAAGTTTATAAGTTTAGACCTGATCAGATAGAGGAGGGCATAGAGTTTCTAACAAAAGCTAAGAAGTTAATTGGTCACAACATAATAGGGTTTGATATTCCTGTAATAGAAAATCTTTACAATGTTAATGTTGCTGAGAAGGCTGAAGTGCTAGACACTTTAGTTCTCTCTAGACTTTTCAATCCTACTAGAGAGGGTAGTCACAGCCTAGCAGCATGGGGCTTTCGCTTAGGCCAACGTAAGATGGAGTTCAAAGAGTTTAAGGAGTACACAGAAGAGATGCTTACTTACTGCGTTAACGATGTACTTGTTAATGCAAAGCTATACAAAGCTTTGAAGGAAGAAAGCAGAGGGTTCTCTAAGTTGTGCGTAGACATTGAGCATTCTATTGCTGACTTGTTATACAAACAAAGAACGCATGGGTTTTTATTAGATGTGCCAGTAGCTAGTATCCTTAAATCTACTCTTGAAGAAGAACTTGAAAACTTAAAGTTAGCAGTTCAGAAAAGTTTTAAACCTAAAGAAGATGTATATGTACTTAGAATTATGTATAATGCTGATGGTAAAATATCTAGGTTTGCAAAATGTAGAGAGTTAAATAAACGTATGCGTCTTTGCGAGGAAGAGTATGAAGAAATTTGTAAACATAAAAAGATTAAACGTACTATCCGTACTGATTTTAATTTAGGATCACGTAAACAAATAGGAGAATATCTAATTGAATTTGGATGGAAACCTAAGAAGTTTACACCTACCAATCAACCTGTTGTAGATGAAGGCACCCTTAAAAAAATTAAAAATATACCTGAGGCACAACTCATAGCACAGTACTTAATGTTACAAAAAAGAATTGCTCAAGTAGCTTCTTGGTTATCAGCATATGAGGTTGCTACTGATAGGGTGCATGGGTATGTAAATTCTAACGGTACTATTACTGGGCGTATGACACACTCCAATCCTAACTTAGCACAAGTTCCAAGTAGTAGTTCACCTTACGGTGCGGAGTGTAGAGCTTGTTGGATTGTACCCGATGATTACAAACTGGTAGGCATAGACGCAAGCGGTCTTGAATTAAGAATGCTTGCACACTATATGGACGATGAGGGATACACAAATGAAATCATTAACGGAGACGTACACACCGCTAATCAAAAACTTGCGGGACTTGAATCAAGAAATCAGGCTAAGACATTCATCTATGCACTCTTATACGGAGCGGGAAATGTTAAGCTTGGAAGTGTGGCTGGAGGAGGCCGTGACGTTGGCGCGAGACTTAGAAAATCTTTCTTTGATAATCTACCAGCATTCAAAACTTTGCAAGATAAAGTTGGAAGAGCGTCAAAGAAAGGATACATAAAAGGTATAGATGGTAGAAAACTTATTATTCGTAGTGAGCATTCTGCTTTAAATACTTTACTGCAAAGTGCAGGAGCAATCGTTATGAAGCAAGCATTAATATTCTTTGAAGAATCTATGAAAGATTTAGATGCTCATGTAGTAGCTAACGTACACGATGAATGGCAAGTAGAAGTACACAAAGATTATGCTGATGAAGTTGGTAAGCTAGGTAGTCAAGCTATTATAGATGCTGGTATCTTTTTAAAATTAAAATGTCCACTGGATGGAGAATATAATGTCGGTAACAACTGGTCAGAAACACACTAATGATTTACGCAAAATTAATCCACGAACAAATAAACCTTACTACTATAAAGATGACCCTGTAAAACATAAGGCGCGGCGGGAGTATAATAATCCTAAAAGAATGTTTGTAAATAATAAGTATATACCTATGACCCACCCACTGCACAAGAGTGGTAGATACACAGGGTTCACTGATGCTGCATTCAGTTCTTTAGAAAACTACGAACAAAGTTTAGAAGGAGAAGTATATATTATATACAACCCTTCTTTCCCTAGCTGGATAAAAGTGGGCATGGCTGTTGACTCTGAAGACAGACTTAAACAGTATCAAACGGGGTCACCCCATAGGGATTACTCAGTGTATGCTTCTTATCCTACCAACAATAGAAGAGAGGCAGAAGCAGAAGCTCATAGAATTTTAGAAGAGAATCATGAGCGCAAGGGTGAATGGTTTGTGTGCTCTACTATTGTAGCCAAAACTATTCTAGATAAATATTTTAAGGGGGAACAACTTGAACTCTTCTAAGTCCTTAGACACATTAGTAGCTGACATATACAGCACATTAGATTGCCTATCAGATGGAGTAGATCTTAATATATCTGACAAAGAAGTATTTGATTTTGGTGAGAAGATGAAGGCTGCTTTAGTACACTGGGCCACACCTAGAACACAAAGTACAGGGCTGCGTATGAGCAACGTAGGTAAACCTGCTCGTCAATTGTGGTACGATATTAATAGAGAATCTTCTAATAATAAACATTCAGCATCAACACAAATTAAATTTCTATACGGTCATGTCTTAGAAGAACTTTTACTTATGCTTGTGCGTCTTGCTGGTCACGAAGTAACTAATGAACAGAAGCAAGTTAAAGTAGAAGGTATTGTAGGCCACATGGATTGTAAGGTTGATGGTGAAGTAGTTGATGTTAAGAGTGCATCTGGGTTTGCATTTAAAAAGTTTGCTCAAGGAACTTTAGCAGAGCAAGATGACTTTGGATACATGGCACAGCTTGCTGGGTACGAAGAACATGAAGGTACTATTAACGGTGGCTTCTTAGTTATCAATAAAGAAAATGGAGAGATTTGTTTATTCCGTCCTGATGATATGGACAAGCCTGATATAAAAAGTAAAATTAAAAAATTAAAGAAGGCTATAAAGCTTGACATTCCACCTAAAAAATGTTACTCTTCTATACCTGAAGGCGTAAAAGGTAATGAGAAACTTCATAGATCCTGCGGCTACTGTCCCCATAAATTTGAATGCTGGCAAGATGCTAATGATGGTAAAGGACTTAGAGCTTTTAAATATTCTAAAGGCCCTACATATCTTACTAAAGTAGTAGCTGCCCCTAGAGTTGAGGAAATATTAATTGAATAGTAAAACAATGAAACGTATCAGGCGTAAAAGTTTAGATATACTTTGTGATTGGATGCACACACTGATCCCTGTTGAGGATAAAAATAAAATTACACCTGACAATGTAGAAGAGTATCTTTCACAGCAAGATTATATTTACAAAAACAAAACAATATACTTGAGTATATACACCAGACGATGGGTGGTGTCCATGCTTAAAAAGATGGTACGTAATGGCGTGGATCTTGCCACTATTAATTATACTACTTTCAACGCAAGCTATCGGCCTTACATTCATGGCACAAGTTAAATCAGGAGCGAGAAAAAGGAGAGTCCCCCGCCCCAAAAAGTTAATTAAAGCTGATGGTAATAAGTATGATTCAATATGGGAGTGCGTTCTTCATGAGTCAATCTTAAAAGATTGGGAGCATCATGTCGATAAGGTTCCTTATGTAATAGAGCATAAGTATGAGCCTGACTTTGTTCGCAAGATCAAGGGTAAAAAAATATTACTTGAATCTAAAGGTAGGTTCTGGGACTTTCAAGAGTATAATAAATATATCTGGGTGCGTAAAAAACTTCCTGAAGATACTGAGTTAGTCTTTCTTTTTGCAAACCCCGATGCCCCTATGCCGGGTGCCAAGCGTAGAAAAGATGGAACTAAAAGGTCGCATGGTGAGTGGGCATGGGCTAATAATTTTAGATGGTTTAGTGAAGACAGCATTCCAGATAGTTGGATTGACGCTAAGGCTAGAGAGTCTTCTGAGTACAAGAAACGTAATGATAAATTAAAGGTTAAGATGCAATGAAACTTAAAGAACTTTGTAACTTGCAGTACAGTAACTCTTATGGCGGATTGTTCAGGCTTGCTAAAGGAAAATCACCAATGGCTGTAGTAAGAGTTATTCAAAATGAAGATACTATTTTAGTAGAGTGCCTGTACTTAAAGTCAGGTAAAATAAATGTACACTCAGGAGAAAAAGAAGTAGTATCTTTAAAGCTTGGGGTGTTTGAAGATGATGAAGACTTTATGTCTAAAGAAGAGCTAGAAGAAGTGAGGCATTTAGGATGCCCTAATTGGCCTAATTGTGACATGGTAGGATGTGGAGAATGGTAATGAGTATTGATGATGCAACACCGGAAGAGTGGAACAAGCTAAACAAGTGGCACCGTAATGGGCCAGACCAGCACCCACTATTCCCTACAAAAGATGAGCTTGAAATGCCAGAAGCAAAGATGATAGATAGCTACACACGCCAAGGGTACAGGTTTAAAACTTCTTGGAATGACGAAGATGTCAACAGCCCCGCACACTACGCACAGCAGGGTGACATAGAATGTATTGATGCTATGGAGTCTATGATGTCAAGAGAAGAGATCATAGGCTATCTTAGAGGTAACTCATTTAAGTATAGATGGCGATGCAGGAGCAAGGGTAACGCTATTAAAGACTTACGCAAGGCACAGTGGTATGAGAACAGACTACTATCTATTTTACAATCAGACACAGTTGAATAGCAATGACAGACAGTTGGGATAGGAAGACTGAAAGGTCTGAAAGGTTTCATAAAAGAAACAAAGCAAATTATAAGAAACAAAATAGAGCACGTACTAAAGAGTACAGGCAATCACAACTAAGGGAAAAGGATGACATCAATGACATCAAAGATTGGGAAGCAGGATTATTTAGGAATAGAGATTGATTACTCTAGAGAAAATGATCTTAATAAATTCTCAATAGAAACTTTAAAAGATAGATACTTATCTCAGGATGAAACTCATGCACAAGAAGCATTCGCAAGGGCATCGGTCTATGGTGCAACGTATCAAGGATATACTGAGTTCTCACTTGCACAGCGACTTTATGACTACAGTAGCAAGGGCTGGTTCGGTTTTAGCACTCCTATACTTAGTAACGGGGGAACCAAAACTGGTTTACCTATCAGTTGTTTTCTTAATTATGTACCTGATTCGCGCCGGGGCCTTTCTGATCATTATGATGAGAACATATGGCTGGCGAGTGGAGGTGGAGGCTTGGGTGGATATTGGGGTTCTGTTAGAAGTAACGGGGTTTCTGTTGCTAACGGTAGTGAGTCTACTGGTTCTATCCCTTTCATGCACGTAGTTGATTCACAGATGTTAGCGTTTAATCAGGGGAAAACTAGGAGAGGATCTTATGCAGCGTACATGGACATTAGCCACCCAGAGATTGAAGAGTTTGTGGCTATGCGAAAAACAACTGGTGGAGATCTTAACCGTAAATGTCTTAATCTACACAACGGTGTTACTATTACTGACGCATTTCTTAAACGTGTAAAGTCTGACGAAAGTTGGAGGCTAATAGATCCTAAGTCTGGTCACGCAATTAAGACTGTATCAGCTAGAGATCTATGGTGGCAGCTATTACACACTAGAGCAGAGACAGGCGAACCATACATTGTTAACATTGATAGATGTAATGAAGCATTGCCTCAAGAGCAACAAGATCTAGGTTTAAAAGTAATTCAAAGTAACTTATGTTCTGAAATTACATTACCTACTAGTGAAGAGCGTACCGCTGTGTGTTGTTTGTCTAGTGTTAACCTAGAATACTTTGATGATTGGAAAGATAACGAACAGTTTATTGCAGACCTGATCACAATGCTTGACAACATAATAGAACATTTTATTGAGAATGCTTGTGGTCGTATAACTAGGTACGCCGATAATAGAAAACCATATGGAGCTACCTATGATGAATTTACTGTACGAGAAGGTAAAGAAGGTTTTAAGAAAGCCGCTTATAGTGCATATAGAGAACGTGCGCTTGGCCTTGGAGCGATGGGCTTTCATAGTTACTTACAACGTCATGGCATCCCTTTTGAGGGAATGTACGCCGCAAGCTTTAACAATAGAGCATTTAAACACATCAAGGTACGGGCTGAAGAAGCTAGTATTGACTTGGGTACAAGTCGTGGGACAGCACCTGATATGGCTGGTAGCACTAGGAGGAATAGTCATCTTCTTGCTGTTGCCCCTAATGCTAGTAGTAGTATTATATGTGGCGGAACGTCTCCTTCTATTGAGCCTACAAGGGCTAATGTATTTACGCACAAGACGTTGACAGGCTCCTTCAAAGTTAAAAACAAATACTTGGAGAAGTTACTTGCAAAAAAGAAGATCAATACGGAGCAAACGTGGAAGGATATTGCGGCGGCTGAAGGCTCTGTTGCAGACCTTGAAGCTCTTACCGAAGAAGAGAAGGAGGTCTTTAAGACAGCCCCGGAGCTTAATCAAATGTGGGTTATTGAACATGCGTACCAGCGTCAGCAGTATGTATGTCAAGCACAGTCAGTTAACTTGTTCTTTAATCCACCGCCAGCAACAGCAGAGCAGGAGATACACGATGAGTATTTGGAATATGTTAACAGCGTACATTGGGCAGGAGCTAACAAACTCAAATCTATGTATTACCTCCGCTCTACGGCAGCTAGAAATACAGAGAATGTCAACATTAAAATACCAAGAATTAATCTTGAAGACGGGGAGTGCCTTAGCTGTGAAGGATGAACACCCCATGTATAGAGCATTGTTCTATATACAAGAGACTAATGAACATGTAAGATGGCCTGAGTTTATAGAGTACTATAGACAGCAAGATAGAGAAGTAGGTTATGGCACCTACTGCTATCAAATGTGGGCCAGCTATACGGACAACCAAGATAAAAGAAACTTGGCTTCTTTGTCGTATAGAGAATACATTAAAAAGTATACAAATTTATTAAAGGAAGGTTATAATGAAGGATCATAAATTAGAAGCTTTAAAGGATCATTATAAATCACAGATAACTTGGGCAGCTTCAGAGCTTACAAGTTATTTAGAATACCCATCAGCCGTGGGAGAGCACACGTTCTTAGAAACTATGGATAAGCTTGTACAGCAAATAGCTGAGAATGAAGACAAGCTGGTAGTATTGGAGACACACTTTAATGAGTAATGTAATACACATTAATCCACCGCAAGCATCTGCTAATGATATACTAGAAATTTGTAAAGATCAGTATACAGATCTATTAGTGGTAGGGTGGGACGAAAATGACAACCTATCAGCTAGGTGTTCTACTGCGTTAGATAATAAAGATCTTTTGTATATTGTAGAATTATTTAAGATAGCAATATTAAATGCAAATGTAGAAGGATTAGATTATGAATGACATACAAATCAAAATGCTTCCACTACCTTCTGTGTTTCTCATGGAAGCAGAAGTTCCTGACAAGCATGTTGAAACCTTAAACAATTATCTTGATAATCTTTTAGAAGATGAGAACCGTAAGTCAGCAGCCACTACGCTTGTAGGTCAGATACAGCATGGTGAGCAGCTAATGTTAGATCACATGGACTCTAAACTAGAAGAGTTCAGGTACTACCTACAGCACATGGCTGTTACATACGTTACTAACTTCTTTGGGATGACAGGTCAACAGCTAGATGGCAACAGGGACATAGCTATAGATGAGTTATGGTCTGTACACAGCTATGCAGGAGACTACAATCCCTTACACGATCACGGTACTCAAACTATGATGGGCATTAGCTGCACCACATGGACTAAAGTACCTGATCAAATAGTAGCACAGCCGTCTACAGGTGATTTAAACTATGATCTGTATAACTCTTCAGGAGACTGTGATGGTTACATAGCATTTAACTATGGACAGAGTGCCACGACAGATAGAGAGCGGC